GACAGGGGCATCCTGGCTCAACCGGCTTTCGGGGCTGGTTACGTCGACCACGCCTAGTGGGGGGGGGTCGACGACGAGCGCTACCCACCTCCGGGCCACCCCCAGGCCCGGTGCCCAACAGCGAGGGGGACCAGTTCCAAAGTCTGGAACACCCCACCGCGCTCAGAGTAAGGGCGCGAAGGGCAAGAACCGTGTTGGGTTCAAGCCAACTGCCGCTTCGGACAGTAGTTCTGTCCAGGCTCTAGTCGCTGATGCAGCGACAAAAGGCAAGCTGACTCCTGCCATAGTCTGGTATGAGGATTATGCATGCTATGCACCTTGGATGGTGCAGTCTGATGATTTCCCCGCCCGGGTCGGTGAGATTCTTGAGGCTATCAAAATAGAGTTAGCCCAAGCCTCTGGTCTACAGTTAGAGCAGTCCGACCTTTTCCAAAAGCTTGGAAATTGGGAAAAATTCGTCGTAAGTATGGTTTACTACGGCGTGAAGGCTCTTGACGGACGCAAGACCCTAAATGTCATATCTCTGTGGGCGTCAGAGGATGACTGCTTAAAGGCTTGGGCAGGCCTACGATCTTCGGTTGAACCGGATGAGAAGAACTTGCTCCCTGCCAACGCTTGGGAAGCTTGGCTACCTCTGGCGAGGTATTCAAAGTTCAGGGCTATGCTGAATAAGATGGCCACTGATTCCCTAAGATCTCCGGATAAGTATCCGGCTGGTTATAGGGATATTGACCGCCATATGTCGGAGGTGCAGATGCTTGTGAAGCAGATGCAAACAGATATGAACCGGCGTGAAGCCACGCTGGTCAAACTCTTGGCTGATTTTCGGCGCGAAAAGCAGCTGTGGGAGGAGAAAGAATTATCCCCTCTCAAGGACATGATCTCTGGGTGGAATGCTACGAAGACCGGGCAATTCACTCCTGAAGAAGAAATCGAGCTGAGGCGTCAGTATGACATCAGCCGTCCGGCTATTAGTTTTAGCCGGTTTATCTCTGTAGTCAGAGAAACAAAAGCACTGCGTGGGATGAAAGATCACATCCAGCCCTTTCGTGACAGCTTGCGGTCGGGACTCAGTGCGGCTGGACTCGCACGTTGTGAGGCGTCAGCCACCCAGTTATTTTCGAATGTTAAGTCAACATTCGATGTCGTGTTTAAAGCTCAGGGTTCACAATCCTACGCCTCTGCAGTCGCAGGTAGTGGACCTGGCAACCGAACGGACGAGATCGCTCATGGAGGAGCGGTTTCGGCTGAGATGTCTGGTCTCGTCTCTGAGGCCGTCAAATCTGGCGCGATACCCGATGCGGGCGAAGCGAAAACTGTTGCGGCAAGTGAGGCCGGAGAGCAGGTCGCTTCATCTGACGGAGATGGTGCAGGTCGGGCGTCTCACGCTTCCGCCTGAGCAAAGATTTAGTCGCTCGGTGTGCCCACTCAATTGGTATATGCTCGATAGCATTGCCAATATGGGTGGAAGTGATAAACGCGATGTTCCTAACATAATGTCTTATGTTAGGACGGGAGGTAGCATTGAGGACGGTTACCTTGCGATCAAGGGATTTGATCGTAAGTATCCTCATGCCGTGCCCCTCCTTTATAATTCAACCGAGATCGCTCAATGGTTTGGGTGGTCGAGCGAGGCTCTTCTGTCGGTATTTGATTTGGGGTCTGTCAAATATCTCCAGAATTATAAAGCCTTTGCTAATCCTGGTCCAACTTATCAGAGTATAGGCTTCACTAATAAGTTGGATGCCTTTAACTGCGTTTATGATGTTTGCGAACGGTTCATGCGTGGTGAAGTTGAATTGGGTCCTCCCCTAATCGCTGTAGCCAGTCGGCCAAAGTTTATGTCGGTTGATAAAGCTTTGGAGAAGAGGCGGTTAGGGAAAACATGCGGTAGGCCTGTCTGCATGGAGGATGCTCATGAATCTGTATTGAGCGCACAATTCACTCTCCCGCTATTATACTTTTTCAAGCGAAACCAGTTAAATGTCATGCTTGGTTTTAATAAGTATGGCGATGATCCCAAGAAGATGTTGGCGCGTCTTCAGAAGTTCTCCCTCTGGATGAAGGGGGACTTTACGGCATTTGATGCCTCAGTGCCTCCCGAGCTAATACGTCAGGCATTTGATGTCATACGTGTTATGTTCGGATTCCTGGAGCGTTATGATACCTCCAGAGGCCGATTGGAGACCCGTGAGAGATGGGGACCTTTATCTAGGTTAGAGATATGCCTGGATTGGCTTGAGGATAATGTGGTGGAAAGCCATTTCGTCATGGAGAATGGTGATATCCTTAAGTCATTCGGGGGGATCCCGTCTGGTACCGGGTTTACATCGGTTGCCGGTTGCATCGTTTGTGCGATCGTGCTACGAAACGCCTTCAGGTTGGCCCGTGGCGATAAATTCGCGAAATTGTCGTCCATAAATGTTTATGGTGATGACAATCTAAATGGGTTAGCCTGCCCCGATGGTCTTAAGTTGAAGGATCGTCGGAAATGGGGGATACGCTTTTTGAAAGATGTATCCGGGGTGTTGAAAAATAAGTACGGAATGATTTTGTCGTCCGATGCCACAGGTATCTGTTCTCGATTGCATGTGGGCTATGCTTGTCCTCGGGTCCCTGGTGATATCGCAAATTATTCCTCTCAGGCCATAAAGTTATGGCGTGAAGCAGAATCTATTCGTCTGGGTAGACCGCTTACATTTTCTGAGAAAATGTTTGTCCTAGATGAAGAACCAGCCGGAGAGTTAACCGGCTACAATACACATAGGTGGACCTATGTGTTTCAGGATCGACCTAGTTTCCTGCACTTCTATTTCAAGCGTGACGGTAGAATGATCCGACCGACGTGGGAAGTGAAAGCCCGGCTTGTTCACTCTGAGAATATCATTAAGAGTGTGGCTGAGCATAGACTTCTCTTGGTGTCGGCGTTGGTTGAAAATTTTTACAACGCTCACACTAGGAATAGATTGATGTTCTATCTTTATGACTCCTTCTGGCAGGAGCGTTTGGAGATAGACTCGCGCAAGATGGCTAGAGCGTCCTTTCTTTATGCTAATAGTAATAGCATACACCCTCGCGGTTCTGGCGATACTCGTTTTCCAGAGTATGAGGCCCGAGATATACGTGCATGGTTTCGAAAACAGCACGCTTGCATCCATTTGCGATATGATCGCAGGATGATCACTTTTTTTCTTTGGCTCGATAGGATTCTCGACAAAGGTAAAAAAGTATATAAGGACGAGTATGACTATGGGAGTTTAGCATGGTCACTCCGGAAAGGGCGCAAAAGTGCATTGCGTGGCATGAAGGAGTATATTACTAAAGCGAGTTCCGATGTGAATAAAACGCTGAAGGACTGGCGCTCGTTCTTAATTTCCGTATCTCCAAAGTTTATGGAGATGGGGAAGCGGTCCGGCCCGACGCGCCTAGGACCGCACGCGACTACCCGCGAACTATCTGATATAGTCGTGGGCTGCACAATGATTGTGTGGGGGATGGCACATTAGCGTTTTGAACATAGTGTGCTATCTGCATCATTAAATACCTATTAGTCATGGGGGGTTGAATTATCGGGATGCCGAGCATGGCATATGTGGCGCTGGGAGCGACCATCATATCCGAG